CATGCCGCCACCAGAGCCGCTCTGGCGGATGGGGACATGTCCCACTGCCGGACGACGCTGAGCCGGCGCCGCCTCCTTGGCTGGTGCGGCCGTTTTCAGGTACGCCAGCTCGGTCTCGACGACCCAGCGGCTCGGCGGCAAGTTCTGGATGCGCTCGCGGTGGCCTTCCAGGACTGCCTTCATGCGGGCCGCGTAGTTGGCAGGATCTTCCTGCTTCAGGCGCGCCTCCAGCACATTCAGGCCGTTCATGGCCTCGGTGACCTGCTCTTGGAAGTGGGCCTGCTCGGCGTTCTGCTCGCTCAGCGTGCGCTCCTGCTGCTCGCGGTGTTTCTGCTGGGCCACGGCTTCGTTCCGGCGCGCGGCCAGTTCCTCCGCTTGTGCGCGTGGCATTCCATCCTCTATGGCCTCCAGAAGGTCGGCATGGCCTGCCAGCACGTCCTGGCCCCGGCGGGGTTTGCCCAGTTTGTCAGCCAGCCAATCCAGCTCCTTCTCCATCACGTCGTAGGCATTGGCGAGTGCAGCCAGGTCGCCCTTGTTGACCGAGTGCAGGTACGCCAACACGCTCGAAACCTGCTGGGGCTGTGCGCCGGTGTCCTTGAAGCTCTGCACGAACTGGTCGGCTTGGGCTGCACGCTCCTGCAACGCCAGGGCTTGGCGCTCCAGCTCCGGCACCTTGTCGGCCTGTGCGCGCAGTTCGAGGAATCGAGCGCGGGCGCGTTCGTTCTTCACCCCGAGGTCGCTGGCTTCCTCCTCGGCCGTCTTGGCCGGGGGCTCCTTGTCGGCCTCGGGTTTGGTGGCTCCCTTGGCGGCTTGCGCACCATCCTTGCCACCGTCATTACCATCGCCACCGTCATCACCTTGGACAGTTGCGGCATCTTCTTCGCCGTCGTCGCCCGTATCAGATTCCGCTGGGGCCTCGCCTGCCTTTTCCAAGCCAGCATCGAGCGCTGCCAGCGCGGCGTCCAGGCCAGTCTCGACGGTCTCGGTGTTCGTATCAGCAGCGGCGGATTCCGGCGATGCAGCGGTGGCCGGGTCGGGGGTGTCGGCTTGTACGCCGGGGTTCTTGTTGGGGTCCATCAGGTCGGCTCCTGTACGTGAGGGTTAGCCCGCAACGCCTTCGGGCGCAGCAGGTTGTTGCGGTTGGGTCGGGTCGGGGGCGCCGGGCTGGCCCGGTTGTGGCAATGCGCCCTCGTTCTGAGGAATGAAGCGCAGCACGTCCGTTCGGCCACCCGCGCGTTGCAGGGTCTCCTCGGCCACGGCTTCCAGCTTGTCGGCGACCTCGCTGTCGGTGGCTCCGCGCATCTTTCCGATCATCGGCACCAGACGCTCCAGCACTGGGAACACCGCTGCCCAGGCTTCGCGGTCTGCCTCGGTGGAGGGCTTACCCGAGGAACCGGCGCGAATGTCCACGTCCACCAAGTTCTCCAGGTCCTCCACGCTCTGGATGGGCGGCCAGATCGCGTCCTCGCCGGCCAGCTCCAGTACGTCTTCCGCTTCCAGGCATTGCACGGCGATCTGCGCCGTGGAGTTGGCAATCTCGGTCAGCCAATCCTCCAACTGGTCGCGCATCTGGTTGGTGCGGGCCATGAAGCCGCCCTGCTGAATCTTGGCCTCGGTGGCGGTCTGCGCTTGCTTGATGCTTCCTTGGAGCGCCTGCTGGACACCCCATATGTCATCCATGTCGCGCCGGATTGGCTCGGTCGTGTAGAGCGCTGGGTCGATAGCGGCCTGCGGCTTGGCCGCGAACAGCTTGTTGAAGTCGGCGTTCGGCGTAGTGGACTTGAGGCCCACGAACTCCTGCGTCTGGGACTGCGTGATCTTCTTGGCATTGTCCGGGTCGATCTCGGTCTCATCGAAGAACACCGCCGGCTTGGACCGGCGCCGATGCTCGGCGAACTGCGACCGCGTGCGGTTGTACTCGTTGTTCAGTTTCCAACTGCGGTAGGTCAGCGATTGCGGCGCGCGCTTGCCATCAACCTCGATGAAAGCCAGCGGGAAGTACGGATAGAACCGGGTCAGCGCGACATTCGGCGGCTGCGGGTCGGTCAGGTAGCAATCCAGGCCCTCGGCCAGGGTGAAGACGTTGCCGCTGTCCAGCGACCAGACTTCCCACAGGCACAGGAAATCCGAATCACTGGCCTTGTGGGTGGGCGAATCACCCACAACGAAACGATCAGCCTCGTCACCCTCCACCGCGCGTTCGGGCACGAGCTGGGAATCCGGGCCTGCATCCTTTCGCTGGCAGAACCTAGTCGCGCTGCGCAGCTTCTCCAGCGGCACATCCGGATACTTCGCGGCCACGTCCGAAATGGTCATGAAGACCCGCTCAGCCGCCCATTCGGCGTCGGTGACCTGGACGATCTCCACGCCAGGCGCGACCTGCAAGTTCTCCGAGTTGACCACATCGATCGCCATTCCGCGGGCAACGATGCGCTCGACTTTGCCGGCCAGGGCCTGCATCTGCTGTTTCAGCTGCAATTCCAGTAGGTCGGCCTCGGCACACTTGCCGGCGTCCAGGTCCTCCTTCATGCGGGCGACCTTGCGCAGGTTCTCTTGCAGGTCGTTGATTTGCTGCTGAATGAGCGGGTCGCGCTGGCTGCGCTCCTGCCAGGACAGCTTCAGCCAGCCAATGGAGTTGGTCAGCGTGGATCGGACAGCGCGGCGGGCCTGGCGCTTGAGCTTTCCTTTGCGCCACAGCTTGCCGATGACGATCTCCAGGGTCTGGGAGAACAGTTGCAGTTCAACCCGGCGCTTGCGGCGGGCCTCGGCTTGCGCCTGATAGGCCGTCGCAGCCGCTTCGTACTCTGCCAACTGCTGGCGGTACTCGGCCGCCTTGCGTGCCAGGTCATAGCCGATTTGCTGCGCGGCGCCTTCCACGCCTTGAGTGAGCAGTTGGTCCGGGCCCAGGTCTGCCAGCAGCGCCGTCGGGTTGGCGATGAACTGCTCCAGGCCAGGCGGTGGAACGGGCGGGGTCGGCGGCGGTTCCTTCGGTGCCTGCACACGCTGGGCCGGCACCACATCCACGGCGGGGTTCTGGGCGTAGATGAAGGCCGTCGTGATGTCGATGTTGGTACCGATGAGATTGACATCGACCTCGAACCCACTCTCACCGGCAGCGTATCGGCGGTCGCGCGCGATCTGCTTGCGGAACCCTTCATCGAACGAGCGGGCGCCCTTGATGGTTTCGAGCCACTGGCTTACCTGCTTCTGCTCAGCCAGCTTCCGCTTCTTGGTGGCCTCATCGGCCTCTTCGCCAAGGTCGGCTTCCGCCATCCCTTCCTCCAGCGCTTCCATTGCGCCTTCGTGCATGTTCATCGGGTCCATTTCGTGGTCTCCAGGTTCGGGCGTCAGCGGTAGTAGCTGGCCGGGACGGTTTGTGTGGTGGTGTCGCTGGCGTGCAGCCATTCGGCGGTGAACGGTTTGATGCCGCCCTGCTTGCCCTCTTCGCCCTTCTTGCGAGCGGCGTACATTTGGTCTTGGCCTCGGCCAATGAATCCGCAGGCGTCAACGGCGTCATCCCAGCGCCCAGCGGGGAACGCCACGAGCTGGTCGATGACGCGCGCGGCCCAGGGCGTGCCCTTGGGGAAATGGACCATGCCGCGCATGGCGCGGTCCCGGAATGAGTTGGATTTGGCGATCTTGTCCTTGTCGTCAGGCAGCAGGACGTACTCGGTGCGCACGCCCTGGCCTCGGCGGGCCAGTTCCTGTAATCGCTTGTTGCGGGCTGGGCCTATGGCGTTTTCATCCTTGCCCCGGCCGCCGAACCACTTGATGGGCTTCCACTCCTGCATCAAGCGGACCTGCTCATCCACCGTGTTCTCGGTGTCTTTCTGGTCGTACCACCAGTCCAGCGCCCACAGATGGCCTTCGCTGTCCTCTCCCCAGACCGCGTGTTCGGTGAAATCGGCTTGCGTGTCCTCGGTGACCGCCCAGTCCGACGAGCCGTAGATGTTCAGCTCCTTCGGCAAATCGGTCGGGCCGTACAGCTCAAACCAGTCGCGGCGGAAGCGCGTGCCGCTGTCCGGCTTGGGAAGCTGCTGGTACAGGCTGTTCCAGTTGCGCGAGTTGTGGCCGCCCTGCGCTTCGCGCTCGGTCTTCCAGTAGTCCTCGCTGAACCACTCCGACCACAGCCACTCCCCAGGCTGGCGGCCCAACACATCGTTCTCGCGCGCCTCCGCCGGCAGGCAGATGACATGCCAGGTACCGCCATCCCGGCCCTGCACGATTCCGGACTCGCCGTTCCAGCCTTCCGGCAGGATGCGGCCCATCGGGTCATCCTCGTGCCAGCGCGTGGCGATTAGGACGCGGCGTGCGTGCTTGGGCTTGAGGCGCGTGCGAACGTCGGCCTTCCAGAACTCCCAGGTCTTGTCGCGCATCACCTCCGAATCGGCGTCTTCCTTGCCCTTGATGAGGTCATCGCCAATCGCGATATCCCCGCGGCGACCGGTGACGCCGGCACCCACACCCACGGCGAAGTAGAACCCGCCGCTCTCGGTGGTCCACTCTCCCTTCGCCCTGCTGTCCTCGGACAGGGCGCAGTTGGGGAACAGGGCCAGGTGGGCGGCCGAGCGAACCAGGTTGCGGACCTTGCCGCCGAAGTGGTCGGCCAGCGTCTGGTTGTAGCTGGAGGAAATGACGCCACGCCGGTTGTACCGCCCCATGTACCAGGCGGGAAAGCGGACCGTGGCATAGGTGGACTTGGCCGCACCCGGCGGCATCATCACCATCAGGTTGATGACCGGCGCGCCCCACAGTTCGCCGCCATCAGCCAGGGCCTGGAGCGCTTCGCACAGCAGGATGTGGTGGGCGCGCGGGTATTCCGGCTCTACCGCGTCAGGCGTCCCGGTGCCGGCCTCGAAGTCGGCAATGTACCGGTTGTACTCCACGAACGATTCGCGCGCACGGCGGCGGCGCTGCAACTCGATAGCAGCGTCCGATCGCGAAATGGCGGAACCGTCGGCCATCAGCAGGTGAATTTCAGAGGACCGAATGGGTCGCGCGGGTGAAGCGGCAAAGCTTGACCGCCGCGGCTCGGGTCTCGCCACAAATACCCCGGTGCGCTCGGCGTCACCTTGGTAAACACCGTCTCCAAGTGTTCCTTGATGGCCTTCCACTGCTCCGGATTAGGCGCATCTGTGGTCAGCTCGCCGAATCCGTTGAGCCAGTAGCAGAACTGTTCAGGCGTCATTGGTTGGTACCTCGAAGATGGCAGGGGCGGAGGGAGTCGAACCCCCAACAGACGGCTTTGGAGGCCGCTGCTCTGCCAGTTGAGCTACGCCCCTGTAGCAGGTGCAGAAACGAGCGGGTGCGAATCGGTCGGTGAACCTGGATGCGCCGAAGGCAACCCACAGCCAAGCCAATCGGGCGAAGGCGTAGACCACATTCAGGCCGATCGGTGCGGCGACAGCGCAGTCGCGCCACGGGTCGCGCCAGCATCGGCCCAGCCACCAAGGGACAGCCTCATACAACGCGATGCAGCGGATTCCAGGTAGGCGCAAGCGGATGGTCATCGGCTCGCCCTCCAGATCCACCACGGCAGGCACAGCAGCCAGACGATGTTGAGGATGGTTCCGAGCCACCAGACGGTCGCCATGAACACGAACACGCGCCAGGTGAAGGAATCCCAGCCTGGAGCGTCCAGCACCCACGCGAGAATGCAGAAGCCGCCCATGTCGCGCCACTCGGTGAAGGGCCCAATTCCGTGCAACCCGACGCCGGGAAGTGGTTTGTGCCTGCCGCACCACGCACAGACGTGGCCGTGGGAGACAACCGAGGAAAAGCCGACGTAGCGATTGCCCGACCTATGCAGCACGCTCTCTCGATCGTGGCGAAAGAGAGCGCGCCAGCGGTGCAGGCCGATGCGGCAGAGGATGGTCATCGACGCACCTCAAGCGCGCGCTCCGTCCCGTCCGGCCGAATCAACGTCAGCGACGTGATTACCAGCGTTTCACCGCAGAGGTAATCGTCCTGCTCCGGCCGCTGGTGAGCGCGGTCCAGGGACATGCGCATGTTGCAGTCGCACCCGGCGTTGCCGTCGTCGCTATAGGCGTACTCAACGGCCTCTGCGAGTTCGTCCTCGGATTTCCAGTGGGGCGGGACCGACGCCGCGGTGAGCGGATGCCAACTGCCCGTGCCGTGGGTGTAGCGTCTCCCGGTGTTCCAAACGGCGAGGAAGCCGTCCCCATCGTCGAGCACGACGCGCACGTGGTAGGTGCCCAGATCGATGCCGGTCATGCTGTCGATTCCTCAGCCATTCGAGGCTCCTACGGCCAGTGCGGCCAGCTCGTCGTCGGAAAGGTCCTGCGCGCGGCGGACCTGTAGGGGGTTGTGCGGGTCGCCCTTGACCGTGACGGCGTTGCCGTACACGCGCGGTTTCAGCTTGGCGGCCACCCACTTCCGGGCATCCACGCGCAGCTTGTTGCGGGCAACGGCGGTGGAGTCGAACACCACCTCCAGCTCCGCCTCGTCATCCTTGGCCGCCGTGGGGTGCTTGGCGGCCCGGACCATCGTGCATTCCTCGTCGGCGATGGTGACGATCTCGTCGGCCAGCGTGTCGGCCTGCTCCTCGCGTGCGCGCGCGTACTGGTCGCGAAACTCGGGCTTCTCTTGCAGCCAGCGGAACACCGTGGACT